AAGTCCTATTACTGGTAGTCCTTTTTTGTTAATGAAAAAATTTAGCTTACTGATAACTTTATTTTTAAATCTACTGCCTGCAATATCTGAATGTATCTCATCTTTTACAATGTAATTAAAATTAGATTTATACTCCAGTAATTTTGTTGCCTGCTCATGAGTAGCTACTACTATCTTAGCTTTGCTAGCTGCCAAAAATGCAGACTCAGGTACTCCTCCTTTTAATCCTACTACGTCTAAATCCTCTCCGTCTGCTAACTGGTCTACAATAGCTGTAAGAGGAGCTATAAATATTAGCCTCTTATCTGGTCTGAGCTCCTTAAACATTCTCAGGATAGCCTGACTTTTACCTGTACCTGTCTCAGATACTACTATTACTTTTTTTTTTGAGTCTGCTAAATCAAAAATTTCACTAGCTGCCTCCGATACCCATTTATTTATTTTTATTGTCTGGTCATAAAATACCCTTAGTTTTTTCATGCCTAGATAAGTCTTATAAATATCTAACTGGTCTGCAGGAATATCTGCATTTTTTAAAAACTCCTGTTTTGCTTTCATGCTCTTGTACTTTAATCGACTACAGATAATAAATATCTCCTCATTTGATAGCCTAGTTTTTACCTCAGCTTTTATTTTATCATAGTCTAGCTCATCGTCCTTATACCCTAACTTATAAAGCTCGTTATACATCTCTACAGTAGTTAGGTTTTTAATTCTGGCATACATAGCAAAGCTATCGAAATACGTTTGGCCTGAGAATGTAGTAGAGTTATTAATGTATCTACCCTCCTTAATCTCTCCAGAGGTAGAGCTCTCAGATAACTCGTACTTATACCTAGTACCAGATACTAGAGTCAAACCTGCCTGAGGTAATAAAGACTCTATAGGATTATCATTATTAAATTTTTCTCTAGCAGAGCCTACTGCTGTATAATTTCTGGTAAATTGGTAATCTGGTAAACCTGCTGCTAGCTCTTGCTCCTCCTTTTTGAGCTCGTAAGTAATTGTAAAGATATTCTCGTTAACCTCGATTTTTTCTTTTTGATGAGCTATAAATCTTACCTGTCTAAATTTGCCTTGGGCATCGTCAAAGGTAACTGTAATACCTTGCTCCTTTAGCTTACCTGCTATATATCTGTATACGTGCTCTGCAGTTACCTTATGGTCTATGTTATCCTTTATCTTATGCAAGTCCTTAATATGCAGTACTCCGAAAATTCCTATACCAGAATTAGAACGGCCTAATAGTACTGAGTACTTTCTGAGCTCATCTATTAATCTGCTCCTTAAAAACTGGTCTCTAAATAATTCTTTATTTTCGTTAGAGTCTTTTATATCAATATCATAAAAAAGAAAGTCAGAGGTAAGAGTACAAAAATCTCCAGTAGTACCTCCTTTATAAATCCCTTTCAAAAATCCGTTATCCGATTTACCTTTACCAGTACCATAGTTATTAATATAGTTTTTTAGCTCCTCAATATTAAGATGTTGTATAACTCCTCCGTCTGGCCTCTTACCGAATTGGTTAGAGTACAGAGGCAGTATCTCAGAAAACTGCTTACCTTTAGGTATTGGCTGCTTTAGGAGAGTACCTACTGATACGGTACGTATTAACTTAATCTTTACATTTTCTGGCATCTACTATACGGTCTCTACAATATTCTCAAACTCTAAAACGTCAATAATATAAGGCAAGTCCTCTACCTCATAACGCATTATTAAAAGCTTTGCTAGCTCGTATAAAAATACAGGAGGCTCTAGATTTTTAAAGATAGTTTTACTATTCTCTAAAAGGTTAAAATCAAAGCTCTCATCGTATACCTTATTTTCCATAGAGACAAATAGAGGTATCCTAACCTCTGTACTTACGTAAGATACTTTTATTACCCTATGAGCCTCTAAATAATCTAGCTGCTGCAAAGTAGTACCGTAAGCTCCTAGTAATTCCTTAACCTCCTTATATGGCAGCTCTTTATATCTGCTCTCATAGATTGCCTGTAGCAATTTTATGACTGGTACAATATCTTTATTGTATCCTCCCTGTAATGGCCTTAACTCCTCAATTTTCATAACTCTTTAGGTTTAACTATTCTGCCTTTAAAATCTCCTCCTATTATGTAATCAATATTACCTTTATTAATTTCCGTCTCGACCTTTAAAGAGTCTACCAGAGCAGCCTTATAGCCTGCAAGATAATTTGTATTTATCTCTCCTGCCTGCTTTGCTTTTTTGAGCTCTGCCTGCAGGATATGGTAAATTTTCAAAGATACTTTCATTGCTCTAACTTTCTAGCTCTCTCTTGGATTGCTTTTTTCTCCTCTGCTTTCTCTAACTCTAAAAGCTCTATCTGTCTAGCTTGGTATTTCTCCTCTCTAGCATCTACCTGAGCAGGAGCTAAGCTCTCAGCTCCTCTAAGGAATTTACCTCTAGCAGAAAGGTTATACTGCTCTACTGTCTCTGAGTCTGGATTATACAGGACTCTAACTCTACCTCTGTTAATTTTTCTCATTGTACTACTCATAACTCTATCTATTTAACTGTTAATATTAAAACGGCAAGGTAGTTAAACTTTTTAACTTATCCTCATACCAGAGAGCTTTTTTTATATCCTGCTCTATTTTGTCAGATTTTTTACCTGCTCTCATTCTGTATTTAATTGCATTGCCTCTACAGTATCCTGTAAATTGTTCTCTGGTCATACTCTGCTCTATTACATTAATGAGCTCCTGACCAAATGCATTATCTTTATAATGCTCTGGATTAACTGCAGCGTCTATATCTTGCTGCTGCTGCTGTAGGTTGCTCGTAGTCTTAGGTCTTTTACTCATATTCTTATATTTACTTAGTTCTGGCTCTAGGTAATCCTCTAGTAATCCCATCTATAATTTATATTTACTTTGTTATACAAATTTTTTGCTTTACCTGTTAATTGCATCCATGAGCCAAAGTAGCTAACTGAGTTCCTGTAGCTCGTTATTTTAATGTATCCTAATTTTGATAACGTTTTAAAATCTGCTTTATTGCCATGCATTGCTAAAGTCTGGCTAAAGTATCCTACAGGGTTAGAGTTCTCTCCGCAAGTTCTCAGGAGTTTTATTACTGCCTCCTCAGTTTCTAACTCCTGCAGGTCTAGGTTATCAAATCTCATACCCTCCTAGATTAGCGTACATTTGATAGTACTTATTCTCTAGCTTAGGAGCAAGAGCTTTCTTAATCTCATCTATATTATACCTAAGGTCTGAGTATAGTAAATGGCTGTAGGCAATTTTATTGCCCTGTAGCGTAGCGTTACTCCGTTTCTTATTTAATGCCTGTCCTGCCTCTGCAGTAGTCAGGCCTAAGATATTTATAGCTATATAAAAAAATACTGCTCTGGCCTCTGGCTGAGGTAAAGTCCTATCCTTACCTTTTAATTGCTCTGGAGTCAGTTTATACTGTCTGGCTACTGCCTCTATTAAATGCTCTGTCTGTTCTGCTCTAGTCATTATTGAGATTTAACTTATTTAACCTGTATCTTATTTTTTTCTCCGTCTCTGCTTTGAGCGTTTGTAGCTCCCTATCCGTAAGCAGATTATATACAGGATTGCCAGAGATAAAATCGAGAGGAGTTTGGCAAACTGAGAGACCGTCCTTATAAAGTATAACGATTGTCTCGACTGCAATACTGCTCCAAATCTCATGACCTTGCTTTGTGGTAATTATTTTACGTGCCTCCATATATATATACTGTATTTTGGCAGAGAATTGCTAAATCCCTGCCTTATTTATAATGATTATTAATAGTTCTGTCTAATAGTAAAAATGTAGTCCGTACTGTAGCGTCCATAATTGTATTTTTTACAACATTTACCACAAGCTGAGTTGCCTCTGGTCTTACGGTGCATAGGATTTTCTCTCTTACAGTTAGGACAGGTAGCAGTATACTTACTAACTGCTCCAGTCATATCTACATTAGCAGTCCTGCTATCGTCAGCTCCTACAGCTCTAGCAATACGTTTCCAGTTCTCGCTATGGTCAGAGTATCCTCTTATCTCTACGTCTATTGCATGAGCAATCTCATGTAGTATTGTATCCCTCATCTCATTACAGGCCTCTAAATTGGCCTTTAAAAAATACATACTCAGCTCAATTTGCTTATTTCTGGTCTTACAAACGCCTAACCTGCTCTTATTGGTATTATATGAGAGAGACCATCCTAGACGCTCCATATTAAACACCTTACCATCTACTATAAAATTGGTCTCCATTGCCTTGCGTGCAAATCCCATAACTGATATGGCTAAAGTTTTGTGCTCTACTGTTAATTTTACTGGTCTCATACTGGTTTATCTTTTAATTAGACTGCAATATAGGCAGGATAAATAAGACTACCAAATACTTTAACATATTGTTAACAAATACCATTTGGGGCAATGTACTATTTTGAGGATAATTAAACAGGTTAAAACGGTGCTATATTATTGACGCTCAAATAGATACGTAAGGGCAATCTACTACTAATTTTACCTTTATAAAAGAAGTT